AGCAGATATAACGTCCAAACGGGATGAAGTAGCAGGATTTTATTCCAACTCGCACGTGCTTAATTTTTAAGCAAAAAGGCAAAAATAAATTTTTTGAGAGATCTTCATCCCTAATGGACACAAATAATGCTACGTGCACCAATTTGGTGCGTTGTATTGGCGGTTGCAATCGCTAATATCTGGTGAGAGTTTAGCTTTTTTGCTATAGAAATCTGCCAACTTGTTTGTGTAGTTAGGGTTATTTTTCCGGTGCGAGTTGGAATAAAATTCTGCTATTTGGTGGGGTTACGGTTTGAAATTTAGAGTGGAACACCTAAAACTTTTTTCGGGGTTCGCGCGTAAGTCCTTGTCGCGCCTCATATATTTTTCATAGCAGGAGTTTGTATCCTGGCACAAGGGGGAAAATTTTGAAACGAGGGAGCCCTCCCAAGGGGAAAAGTGAAGGTGAAGGTCAAGGTTTTTGAGGGCTTGACCTTCACATACACTTTTTTTTCGAGAGAACTCGAAAAGTAATTTTGAAGAGGAAATTATATGGTTGGAATTTTTTTAAAAAAAGGCTTATAAATCAACCACTTGTTGCTCACGACTTGATAGCAAGGGCCAAAAACTGCTATCAAAATTGAAGTAACAAGAGCTTATATAAGTCGTCTCTTATATAGTACTTGAGTACGTGGGGGGGGTCAAAATTTTGCAAAAAGTAGCGTTTTTTGACCTTTTGGCACTTGACAAATTCAGATTTTTGTGCCTCGGATTGACAAAGGGTCGTGCCCCACTTGGTTATAGAACGCCTTGGTCACCAAAACCCACTGACTTGTGCTGAAAGGGCCGGATTTGACCGTGGTTCTGCGCTCAAGGCGCAGCCCACGGTTTCCCAGCTTGATCCGCAAGTCGGTGCCCTTGGTGAGTGTTTTTGCGTCTTGTACGGTCCAATCGCTCATTCCTGGCTCCAGAAGGCCGGGAAAGCCTTGATAAGGGCTTCCCGGTTGGGCGAGTCTGCAACCAAGAACGCTTTGCCCAAGTGCTGGGCGAAGCTGCCGAAGGCGCCATCAGCCATTTGGCAGGCTTTGCGATGGTTCATGAGGGCTTGGTTGAATGGGTGTGGGTCGGGGATGTTTTCGCGGTTCATTTGTAGCTCTCCTCGATAACGGCGCGAGTTGACCAGTAAGAGCGAACGCCAGCAATACCCAGCATGAACTGAGCTTGACGATAGCGCGTTTTGGGGCTGGGGATCGACTTGAGGTAGCTGATGAGTTTCTTAATCTGTGTCTTGCCCTTGTATTCGATCAGGTCTTTGAGCCCTTGGGCAGTCTTTTGGGCTTTGGTGCCCTTGTATGTGCGTGTGTAGTGGGTCATGGCTGTACTTTCATGGTGGTTACAACAAGGTCTTCATACTTCTTGATTAGCCCGGAAAGTTCGGTTTCCATGCTGGAAAGCATGGTCGACCAATAGCCGGCCCTGCTGTGGTGAGTTGCTGCCCACACGCGAGAACGGCTGTAGACAGCAGGCCAGTCCTTTTTATACACTTGAAGCCCACAAACCTCGCCGAGATCGTAGCGACCCGTCTTGCACATCTCGTACATCAAGTCGTAAGGCTGCAACAGAACCTGCCCGCGATCTTGCAGCGTTGCAATCGTAATTTCGGGAGGCATTCCATGTGTTTCATAGAATGCAATGAGGCCGCCGACTACGATGGCGCCTTCAGTTTGTTCGTAGACACGAATACAGCTTCTGAATGCCATTACCGAATCTCCTTGTTGGTGTTTTTTGTGGAGTTCTTGCGCGGCAGCTTTGTGCCCGAGTATTTCCGCGTGTAGTGGTCCACCTCAGAAATCTTTACGCTGGTGTTGAATTTAGCGTTAGCTCTTTCCTGTGCCTCTTCGTGATTTGCAGCATCGACGCGACCGACAAACGACCGGTTGACGTAGCAGTTATAGACCTTCCACTGCATTTTGCTCTCCTAAATAGGGCGTAATAACGGTGTTATTTAACAGCGCCCAGCAGAGAAGCCTTGGATAAGGTTTCTCAACTTGGTGTTGTCTGACGTTAGTAGTTGCTGCCTCCTTGTCCGTTGCCGTCGCCGTCAGCGTTTCCGTCACCGTAGCCTTTTCGGTAACCGTCACCGTAGCCGGTTGTGTAACCCCTGCCACTGTTCGATGTGCCGCCTGTGGCAACTTCATCAGGCCCCTGCCCGCCTGATAGGCCGTCTCCGAATCCATAACCGGCCTTGCGGCCGTTTCCGCTACCTGAACCATTGCTGGTGCTGTCGATATTGCCGGAGCCATATCCGGTTTGTACCGGATGGCTGTCAGCATATTCGTCGCCGCCGTAGCTGCTGTTTGTTGTGACACCGCTCACGGCGCCGCCTCAATGCTTTGCTGGGCGGTAGCCGAGCAGGGGATGATTTCGCACACGCCGTTGATCAAAATCAACGGGTTGACCGTATCCACCTTGGATTCCAAGGTGATTCCATGTTGGGCCACACCGGACAAAGCAATGCCCTTGGGTGTTGCCCAATACCACAGCCGGCGACTGTTGGTGAGCGTGACAGACTGACCCTCGATGGCTTCCACTTTTCCGGCGTGTACGCCGGCACCATCCGCTCGGATGATGGCGTATTTGCCGATGAACATTTTGTTCATAGTGATTCTCCTGTTATGGGCTACATAGCGACATTGCTTAACAGCGCCCAGCAAAAAGGGCTCATATGAGCCCTCTTCACTTGGTGTTGTCAGGAGTAGTAAATCTCCGCTTGTTTGTCGGAGATTTGAACAATGTTGCCAAAATCGTCGACAACACCGCACCAATGCGGGTCTATCCGAGTAAACCAACGCTCACGGCGCACCCAAAGCGCGCCACTGGACTTGATGTAATCAAAGGTAGCCGGCATCTTTCAGTACCTTTCGGGCTTCATCGTCCCAGTGTTCAAAGTGGCACTCTGCATCGAGCGCCTGTTCGGTTTGTGCTTCGTCTTCGTCATCGAAGTAAGCGACGACCTCGGAGTAGCTTCCGAAGTCGTGGCTTTGCCGCTTGACACGAAAGACAACCAGAGGAAAGGCCCCGCTAAGCATCCGCTTGAATTGTTGCAGTTCAAGATGCGAACGCTCTTCGTAGTCTGGTGAGCCTACTTGGGCGCACTCTTCCTCAGACGGGGAAGGCCCAATATAGATAAAATCACGCATGGTGCTGCTCCAGAAATTTGTTGATATGGGCGGGCTCGCCGCTAACTTCGATCAAACCGTACGCAGTTTGATCCGCTGTCAGCGCGACAACAGGACGAAAGCACAAGTCTTTGTGCTTGTTGGTAAGTTGTGCCACATAGCGTGGCACCAGATCGTCGAAGTCTTGCATAAAGGCTTCGACGTTAGGGGTTTCCTGTGGAAACCACTCAGGGGGCGTGAAAAGGTGCTTCATAGATTAGTCCATGTTCTGTGTAGGGATTGAGCGACTTGAACCCAAGCCGCTTGTATCCCGCAATAAGGCGCGCATGGTCGCCAGATTTAGCGAACGCAACAAGGGCGACACATGAAAATTCTTTCACCGTGTCTGCCAGTAGTTGCATGGCGTAGCCATGCCCGCTAACTTCGCTGCTAAGACTGCTCACAAACAGGCCGCCGATAGCGCTGTCTGGCAACTCTGCGTCTATGCACGTATCCTCATCGATTACGTGCCCGCAGAGCGTGGCGACAGTTGTGCCTTCGACCCGCAAGTGGCGGTAGATGGTCACTTGTCAAACTCGTCCAGAATGCACGCCAGACCCCAGCCGGCGCCAAACATCAGGACGATGGACGCGCCCGCTAGGAACGGGTGCAAGCCTTGTCCGTGGGCGATGTAGTCGTGCCCCAAGAAAATGAGGCAAACGCAGATCACTGGGATGAGCCACAAAGCGGCCCAGCACAGCACTATCAGCGGTTTCTTCATGTGCGCCCCTGACCGATGGCGTAGGCGCGACCGGTGGCCGCAAGAGTGCGATAACCCAGCTTGGGGTTATGCACTTTCCGCATCTCCCGCAAGCGGGCTTCAAGGCCCTTGATGCGGGCCTCTACCTGATTTGCAGCAGCGTGCAAGCCTGCACGCCGGTACAAGTGCGCATCGCGGCGCAAGGCCGCGATGGTGTCGATTACTTCGGCGCGGGTCATGCCAGCTCCCACGTATGCCGCAGCGGTGCGCGGTTCTGCCGCACCCACGCCACCGCTGCCAAGCGGCAGCGGGTACACCAACCCGTTACCGGGTCAGTCCAAACGCTCGACCCTTCCGCAGGGTCAGCATCCGCCCAGATTTGGGCCACGAAAGGGGAGACACTCTTAACTCTCATGAAATTCTCCTAAATGCCGCAAGATGGCGGCGTGAGACGATGCAAACGCGCATCACATAGCGGGCCAGTGGCTAGACTGGCCCGCTACAGGATACCCGCTAGGGGCTACGTGCATGACAAGCACGGACGTTCTAAACGTCATGCGCGGATATTCAACGCTATCCGCAAGCGTGGGCGCGACAAAGCCCGCTTGCTAGGCGTGCTTAGTCTGGGGCCCTGCTGGGCGCAACGAAGCGCACCGCCGTCGATTGCTGGGCGGTGCGCTAAAGCTGACGCATGTGGGAACGCGGGCGATGCCCGCGAATGTGCCGGCCGTGCCGGGATTTGATTTATTCCGCTTGATCATCAAGCGTCGGACTACTCTAACCGTCCGCTAGTTTCCTAACCTACGCGCGGGTTATGGCTTCGCGTTACTCGCTTGTAAGGCGGGAATCGTTGCGGGTTTCTATTGATGGAAACACCGCTACAGCCTACGTTTCAGGCTTGAGACTGTCACCGGACCGTTATAAGGTGTCAGAAGGGTTAGGACTAGGGGAAATCGCTTACGCGCGCCTAGTGGGCTAGCCACTTACACTTCGCCAGTGTAGGGCATGGGTGACAATCCGGGTTTTTAAGGTGTTTTCAGGCTTACCATTAGGCCATGGGGGGCGCGTCTGCGCGCCATGGGGGCTAACGTGCTGCAAACCCGTTGCGGGTTTGGCTAGGGTGCAGGGTTTGCGGTTAGAACCGCCTTGCCCTGCAGGTTTTCGCGCAATCGCGCCTAGGCTTGCTGTATGGGCATACAGTATGCATGCCCATACAGCAAGGGGCTAGCCCGTAGGCTAGCCCGTGGCGGTTAGGCGACGGTTTCGGTCGCCGTCGCGGTTTCGGCCGCTGCGTCCATTTCAGCAACCCAGACCGTGAAAACTTCGGCGAACTCCTGAAGGAGTTTCGCACACTTGATCGTTTTCCCCTTGGAATTGGTGAATTGGCCCCCCACCAGTTCGCGCAAGGCCGCGCCAAGCGCCTTAGCGGTGTCTTTGTCCTTGCGCGTCAGCGGGTCGCCGGCTGGAATCATGGGCGCGCCGTCTACCATGCGCGTCAGCTTGGCGCGCATGGATTCAAGGACGGCTTCACGCGCTGCGCCTGTCAATGCGCCGTCAATGTCCCGAAGGACTCGACCATACTGTCCACGGCGGAAAGCCTGCAGGTCATCGGCGCGTGCTGCGCCGATACGCGCAGCACGGGGGGCAAGGGCCTGCGCGGTCGCAGAGTGGGCGGCGCGGGCTTTGCCCGATTTTGTCGCCCACGTCAAAGGGGCGACTGCGCCGACGACGTGGGAAGTGATAGCGGTGTTGGTCATATTGATACTCCAGTTAAAACGCTACAAAAACCGTAGCAGGGCGCCCCGTGCTTCGGGGCAGTCGCTATTTGAACACAAAACACGCCACCACGGCACCAGTGCAAAGAAACAACACTAGGGGAAACCCTGATATGCAATCATGAGACATTGTGATATATCATGAGGGTGTGGATAAGCTGTGGATAACTGCTATCTGCTATCGTTTTTGATTGTGGATAAGCTGTGGATGGTTGCTATGTTTATAGTAGCGTTGCTATGCTTATGATAGCGGTTTTGCTATCCTTTTTGCTGTGGATAACCTGTGGATAAGCGCTATCATTTTTGCTGTGGATAAGTACCACTACTGGTGTGGATAACTATCGCTAAGGGGGGAGTACCTAGACGGCCTTGGCGGCCTTGGCGGTGCCATGCCGTGCGTTATAGGGGCATGTATGGAAACACAGTGTGCGGCCCCATACTGTATGGATTGACAGTATGGGTGTGGGTACAGTGCTGGTGACGTATACAGTACTGGATGGATGTACAGGCGCGCCTGCTTTCTGTCCCCTTCCCCATCCCAACGACATTTTTCAAACTTTTGTAACACGTTTTGTCGCACAAATTTAGACAAGCCAGCGACTTTTTCAAACTTTTGTAACACGTTTTGTCGCAAAATCGCTTAACTCCCCAACAATAAGCACACATATGACGCCCACCACACCACCCTTGACAAATATAATCAATCTCCATGAAACAAAAAGAAGTTCTAGAACGTCTAGAAGAGCACGCGCTAAGTGACCCCGACTTCACCAAAGAAGAGCGCGACACTCTCAGACAAATCATAGAAGCCTACAGGGGGTGGTCCGCCTTGGGCAAGGCAACGAAAGGCTTGATAGCTTTCTTAGTGCTAGTAGCAGGCGGTTTAACAGCTTGGAACGTCGTCACTGGAGCCTTGAAGACATGGCTAACCCGCTAAACAATCACAAAATCATAGCCGCTGCCGCTATTTGGCTTCTGTATCACATAACAGCAACCTTGTTTCCGGCCTCATTTTGGCTTGAAATTGGCGCTGTAAAGGTGTCAAACACCGCAAAAACGCCCATCTTGTACGTAGAACGGACCATAAAACGCCCGTTTCAGGCGACTTGGACCGCAACCGTGCGGTCCCTTGAAAATGACACCACTGTGGTAGCCTGCGCCGCCAGCGCCACGAGCACATACCGCCCAAACGCCATGCTCCCCAGTCCGGTCACACTTGGTTGGTGGACAAATGGAACTTGTACAGCCCTAGACCCCGGATATTACGTACTTGAGACTACTTGGGTCATTCATACAAACCCCTTCATCCCAGATAAGACCGTAACGGCTACCAGTAACATCTTCCAAGTTACTGGCGAACTCTAAAAGACGAGACAAGAGGCACGACGCCGGGATCAGCCCAAGTAAATTTGGTCCTGATCCTTGCAGCCATAAGCGCATACAGCAAGGAGTGGTGCCAGTGGTCGTGCCCACTTGTCTTCTCCCACTTGTAAACGATGCCGCCAGTCTTGTCGAACTTCTGAATACGCTTCATGTCAAGCATGTGCAGCTTGAATTCGTCATCACCGTTACCGATGATGACTTCTCCGCGCTTGAACATCCACATCAGTGAATCAAAAGCAACTTCACGGTTGATGCGAACAGCCCGCACATTCAGCTTGCCCTCTTCCCGGTCAGCCTCAACTTCACGCAGCTTGTGTGTCTCGGTTGAAGCCCAAGCACCGTAAATAGCCCCATACGCATTCGGGTCGAACTTGGTTATGCGATCTACCAAGTCAGTATACGGGTACATGTCATGCACACTTGAAACTACACGCCATTCGGCACACAGTTCCCGACGCCGCTCAATAAAACGGTTAAATGGCACTCTTTCTCGGTGTGTAACAATCAACTTCTCGTCTGTGAGCTTGGCAATAGTAATGTGACAGACGAGGCCGATGTCAACTCCCATAACATGCAAGTCAGACGACCAAAATATACCTTGAACACAAGCACGCTCGATGTCACCAATCGTTAGCGCCTCTTCCTCGTCATCGGCCACCAAACCAAGCGCTTGGTTGACGAATTCACTCCACTTGTTAAAGTCGGTAGACACCTTGACCAAGTAAGACGGGGTGATAATTGCTGGCGCACAAAACGGCGAGACGTAGTACGCCACCGGCTCGTACTTGTCTTCGTTGTTTTCAATCACCCACTGACGAAACTCGACATCCGTAGCCGGCTCCTTACCGCAGTGCGGGCATAGCAGCTTGGCTTCTTTCCAGCGTACATCCTTGATGTTATGCCGATTGATTTCCTTCTTGGACTTGTCCCAGCCCGGAATGACGATGTGATCCTCGTACGAAGGCAGAAAGTGGGTGTTGCAGTGAGAGCACTTCCAGACTTGACGCTTGCGCCTTGCGGTACGGCACTCAAGATCGATGCCAAAACCTGACACGGTAGGCGTGGAGAACAGGCGACGGACCTTGGTGGGCTTGTGCTGCAGACGCGACACGTAGGCCGAGACGTTACCGACATCGGACCGATCAAGTTCATCGTGAATCAGCACATCAGCAGGTACTGATAGACCTGCCGTTTCAGAAATCGTCCCTCGGATGTACAAGAACGTGTCCGAGTTGAACTGCTTGAGTTCCGAACTATCAACCGTGGCAGACAAGCACCGCTTGATTTCGTCAGACGCCCCGATAATAGGCGCAAGACGCGCCTTGGTAAAGTTGGACGCATCAGTCGCTGACGGAAAAGTCCAGATAACCGTGAAGTTGCGTTGTGTGCAGCAGACGCCAAGCGCCCAGCGAGCGAAAATCTCTGACAAGCCAGTTTGAGCCGCCTTGTTTACCAAGATTGTGTTGCTGGTGTCACCAATGATGTCAAGTTGGTACTCGTGGTCCTTGAAAGAAAAAGGCTTGCCATCGATAAACGTGTTCTTCTGAATCCAAGGCGCCAGAGTTGTTATCGAGTATCGCTGGTCGATTGAATCAGTGATTCGCGTCAGGTGTTCCAGAAAGTTCACTTGTTAACCCTTTTTAGATTCTTTTCATAGGCTGCAAGAAAGGCCTTGCTCATCTCAGGAAACTCCTTGAGCGTATCAATGAGTGTGAGTTCTAGCGTCTTTACTCGCTCTGAGTTGTACAGCTCTGTTTGCGTCTTGCTAATAGCGCTGAGAATGCCTTGAATGGTGTTGATAGCTTGCGCCTTCTGATTCAGAGGGATGCTATCGTTGATTTCAGCGGCTTCATACAGCGTTAGCGCGGTGTTGTACTGGCGCAAAAGTTCGTGCTGGATGTCCATGTCCTCCAGCTTGGTGTGCCTTGTCACCGGTGGTGCGGGCGGTGGAGAAATGGTACGAGGCGGTGCCTCAAAAGTCGCGTTGATGTCCATAGCCCATTGTAGCAACTTGCAAAAATAGGCGCAAGCAAGTAAAGTAGCGCTCCATGACAAACCTGATACACCGAATTTCTCAAGAAGCGCGGCAGTGCAAGTTGAGCACAATCCCTCCGGACTTGCTTGAGTTGTACATGGAACGCCAGATTACGAGTAGCGAGCTTGCTGCTAAGGTGGGCATGAATGCTTCCTACTTGCGAAGGGCCTTGAAAAGAGCACCACCTGTAAAGCTTTCTGACCAGAAAAGGCCGCTACTTGAGGCTAGAAAGCAGTATCGAGAGTCAATTTCTCACCTTTCTGTAGCAGAAATCGTTAAATTGGCGCATGTAAGTGTGAGAACTGCTCAACGTATTCGAGCAAGCCGCGCTAAACTTGCGCCTTGACAAGGCGCAAAACATGAACCTCCTGACGGCATTCACCAACTTTTTCGCTGGTTCAGGCCAGTTGCCGCCTGCGCCGATGCCAAAAGCGCCTAACAAGCCGCAGGCCCTACCCAGCTTCAAGACGCAGGTAGCCAAGGCGACCAGTGCTGTAAGTCGCCCGGATCGGCGACTTGCCAACAGCAGCTTGCTGGATTATCGGCTTGGCACGACGACTTCGCAGACCATCCGCGACTTGGCAGCCGGCTCTCCAGACTTGGCTGCTACCCTGTCTGCCTATCTGCGCGTGGGCATTCCTGAGACTTACTCCGTCATCGCACGCGATATGGATGGAGCAGTGAACGTCAAGGCTTCGCAACTTTCGCAAGAGTTGCTGCGCCGCTTGACGTTTATTGGGGATGCCAGCCTTGGGTATAACCCTACAACAGACTTGAACAGTCTGTCTGAGGCGCTTGCCAAGGAGTTGCTGCTGTATGGCAGCATGGCACTTGAGCTTGTGCTTGATAAGCAGCGCACGCCGTCGTACATGAATGCCGTAAGCACTACAAAGATTAAGTTTGTAGAGGAAGACGGCGGCGTCTACCCGGTGCAAGAGCTTGGCGGTGAGACTATCAAGCTTGATATTCCCACATTCTTCTATGTAAGCCTTGATCAGGACTTGCTGACGCCGTACAGCGCATCCTACTTCGAGGCTAGCATACAAAGTGTGCTTGCAGACGCCAAGTTCCTTGAGGATATTCGTAAGTCAATGCAACGCGTGATTCAGCCACGCTTGACTGCGAAGATTATCGAGGAAAAGGTCAAGTCGATGGCCCCTCCTGACGTGTTGAACGACCCTGCTAAGCTGGCGACGTTCTATAACGAGTTGATCGACTCCATTCAGACGGTTGTTAACGGGCTTAATCCAGAGGATGCTTTGATTAGCTTCGACGGGATTGAGTACAACATGCTGAGTTCGACCGGCCCTAGCGACAGCACTTCTTCGACCTTGAAGACAGTGCAGGCTATCCTTGAGTCGAAACTGGCTGCAGGCGCTAAGACGATGCCTGCCATCCTTGGACGAGATGCAAGCGCTACTAGCGCTACCAGTAGCTCTCTCCTGTTCCTGAAAAACGCTGACATCGTTCGTCGCAAGCTGAACACTATCTACAGCCGTGCGCTTACTCAGGCCATCCGCCTTCTTGGCGAGGATTGCTACGTCGAGTTCCGGTATGCAGACCTTGACTTGCGCCCGCAGGGTGAACTTGAGGCTTACAAGTCGATGCAGCAAAGCCGTATTCTGGACCAGCTATCGCTGGGCTTGATTACAGATGAAGACGCTTGTATTCAGCTAACCGGCAACCTGCCGCCGCCCGGTTATACGCCAAAGTCTGGCACCTTGTTTCGTTCTGGTGCGGGTAACGCTAATACAGTGGAAAATCCCAATAGCCAGACTTCCACCATGAAGGGCATGAAGCCCTCTACACCCGAACAGCCCAAAGGCCCTGCAAAGTAAGGACACGATATGCCGCTCAATACACAACTTGCTGACGCTACCGTTAACGGCCAAGCTGACAACCTGTCTGCTCGGCTGAATAACGGCTATCTGCGTATTTACGATGGTACGCAGCCTGCAACTGCTGATACAGCCATCACTTCTCAAGTGCTGCTCGCTGAGTTGCGCTTTAACGCAACCGCCGCTCCGGCTGCTGTAAGCGGCTTGATTACGTTTAACGCGATTACTGCTGACAGTTCTGCAAACGCTACTGGCACGGCTTCTTGGTATCGCTGCTTGTCGTCCGATGGTACGACGGTAGTCATGGATGGTAGTGTTGGTACGTCGGGTTCCAACATGATCCTGCCTACTACCAGCATCGTAGCTGGCGTGCAAGTGGGTGTCACCAGCTTCACGCACGACGTGCGCAACTCGACTAGCAGCTACTAATGGCTCACGTAACAGCAGATCGCGTGCTACAGGCTTGTACGCCTGTAGGCACGACTTCGTTCTCGCTGGGTACTGCCGTTACCGGGTTCAGAGGCATCGCCTCTATACCCGGTATTGCCAACAACGACACCGCGCATTACTCTGCATGGGGGGTTGATGCTGATGGTGTGCCTACGGGCGAGTGGGAAAACGGAGTAGGAACTTATGCCAGCGGTACGTCGTCCTTGACTAGGACTACTGTACTGTCTAGCAGTACCGGAAGCGCTATTACGTTTACAGCTAGTACTGTATGGCTGTCTGTCAGCTTGTTGGCTGGTAGGGTGTTGCAGGCTGATAACAACGGTAAATACGTATTTCCAGCAACCACTGCCAGCCTTGCGTCTTTAAACGTGCCGACAGGCACTGCGCCCACAACCCCTGCCACAGGTGATGTGTGGCGTACGTCCGCTGGCTTGTTTAGTCAAGCTTCTGACGGTATTACGCAATTAGACGCTAGTGTATATGTAACGCCCAACAGCACGCAGTCTTCTAGTAGTCAATCGCCAGTTGATATTACTGGCATGTCTTTTGCGATGACTGCTAACTCCATATGGGAAGTGCATGCGTTCATTACATTTCAGTCTGCTGCAACGACGACCGGCATTCGTATTGGGTATAATAGCCCGGCAGACTGTACTCCAATGCTTGAAGTGGTGGTGCCAATCGTATCTACCGATGCAGCGTCGGCCTTGCGCGGATTGTTTCCTAGGGCAACAAGTTCCAATACCGGAATTGTAGTTGGCACCGGAGTGACGGCTATTAACAGTAACCACACAGCATATGTTACTGGTATAATTCGGTGTGGTGCAACTGCTGGTAATTTTTCTCTACAGTTTGCTAGTGAAGTCACATCAAGTAGTGTCACTATACGTGCCGGTTCTACTATGAAATACTGGAGGCTCAAGTGACGCGTGACGAGATGGTTGACCACATTGACAAGGCTGCTGACGCTGTGCGTCAAAAACTTGTAGGCGACCCAGTGCGGGCGTTTGAGTACGAACGCGCTGCTGAGGAAGCTCGGGCTTATGTTGCAGCGGGGTATACAGGAACGGTGCCACCCACCCTGCAGGCTTGGATGGATGCTCGCGGATGGGATGCAACAACAGCGGCTAATGACATACTACGTGAAGCGGCGATGTTTAACTACGCATTGAACCACATCAGAAAATCGCGCCTTGTTGGTAAGTATGCTATACGTGATGCTGCTACGGATGAAGAAGCTGTTGTAGCCTACAACACCGCACTTGCCTCTATTAAGGCTGTAGCAGGATAATATGGCTGCTGATCCATACTACACTAGCGTAGTTGCACTGTTGCATTGCGACGGCGTTGACGCGTCTACTACTTTTACTGATAGCAGTCAGACACCGAAGACTTTTACAGCATACGGCAATGCTCAAGTAGACACGGCTCAAAGTAAGTTTGGGGGAGCGTGCTTGCTACTTGACGGGTCCTCGGATTATGTGTATACGGGGGCTTCTACAGACTTTGCCTTCGACACTGGAGACTTTACTATTGAGTTCTGGGCCAGGAAAAGCACGAATGGGGCTGGGGGTTATGATACAGCCCTTACAACCGACACAAGTAACGGTAGTGCTGTTAATGGGTGGTTTTTAGAGTTGTCTAGCTCACGCGGGTTCCTGCTTGCTCATGCCGGAGGGACTGCTATTTCATATAGCGTGAATCCTAACGACTCTACATGGCATCACTGGGCCTTGAGTCGAGCTTCCGGCACTCTGCGTATGTTTATGGATGGTAGCGTAGTTGCAACCACAACGTATGCAACAAGTATGGTGGCATCCGGTCAGTTTGGCATTGGCGGGAGTGTAAATTCTACCTCTTACAGGTTTGCAGGACATATAGACGACTTGCGAATTACAAAAGGGGTTGCACGCTATACGGCTGGATTTTCAGTACCAATAGAAGCCTTTCCAAACTACGCTGCATACATAACTGGTACTGTTAAGGATAGTTCTGGGGCTAATTGTTCGCGTACAGTTAGGGCCTATCGGAGAGACACTGGGGCTCTGCTTATAGAAACAACAAGCAATGCTACTACCGGTGAGTACACCTTGTATGTTGTTGATGTAGAGTGTCAAGTCGTAGTACTTGATGACACGTCTGGAACGGTTTATAACGACTTGATCGCCAGAGTTAACCCAACAACATGACGATCTTAGAGGGTTCTTTTGATTCAACATGGGTTGGTGCGGATTCGTATTCCGTACCGACAGGTACTGTCGCGCCACTTGGATTCCCTCTTACAACCTTTATTACAACAGCGTATCCGAACCTCGGTCTAGGTCCCTTGGGCTTCGGGCCTGTAGGTCAGAGCACTGACGGCGCCGTACCGTCAGGCTTGAACGCACTTGTCAGCTCGTCTCAAGCCCAGACTGCTGAGGCTGTAGGCCAGTTTTCCATTAGTGGCACGGTTGCTTCTTCGCAAACCCAGCAGAATGGCGTAGTTGTATACCTGTCTCTATCCTCGACTGCTTCTAGCAGTCAGGTTCAGGGGAGTGTTGCTGCGGCTGATTCTGGATTCTTTGCCACAGCGATCAGCAGCCAAGCACAGACTTCTACACTTGTATCCAGCCAGTCCTTGCTGGTTAATGTTGCGAGTTCTCAGGTAGAAGCTAGCAGCACTTCGGGCTACCTGCGACTTGACTCGACAGTACAGGCGAGTCACGTTGAATCTAGTGCGGTTGTTGGTCTGCTATCGATCAGCGCGGCTGTAACGTCTGCGCAAGCACAAGGTTCCGTAGCCGATGGATCGGCAATTTCTGGTGGGGTTGTATCTTCCACGCAGGGGCAAATAAGTAACTCGGTTGGAACTCTGCTTCTGCAGAGTTCGGCGGAATCTGCTCAAGTTCAGACTTCTGCCGGAATTGCTGCTCTACTTGTTGACGGCTCGGCAGCTTCTGAGCAGGTTCAGACAGTCGAGGTTGCTGGTTTCACTGCTGTATCCGGCCTAGCTGCGTCCGAGCAAGTTCAAGGCAGCGATGCTTCCGGGTATGTAGGGGCTGAGGCTGTATCTGGTAGCATAGAGTCTGGACAAGTACAGAGTTCTAGCACTGCTGCAGCCATAGCAATTGTAGGTTATGCTGCTTCAGCGCAGAGCCAACAAGCTGCAGTAATCGCATCGTATAGCCTAGAGGCTACGGTTTCTACTGGTCAGGTTAACTCTAGTGTCGTAGGTACGACAGTTACCCTACTTGCTACAACAGGCTCTGAGCAGATTTCTACAACAGACGTAGTAGCTAACGTAGTCCTGACAGGTGTAGTAGAAACTTCTCAAACAGAGTCTGCCGAGATTGCAGCCTTAGTGCGGCTTGCGGGCCTTGCCACAAGTGAGCAGGTAGCCACGACAAATCTGGTAGGCGTGCAGATACTCACTGCCGATCTGCAGTCGTCGCAGGTTCAGCGTGCGAGGGCGATTGATCTTACAGGCGTGTATGCCAGAACTCGCAAGATTTCGGCAGAAACCAGACGCTACACAGCGACACGAGCCCTAACACAGAGGCCGCTTGTGGCGCAGCACCGCCATCACAGCTTGACACGGCAGCAGCATCACGGCACACTCACCGCAGTTAAACGCCGGTACAATTCAGGGCCATCATGACAAACTACCCGGTAAACCAGACTTTCGACCCGAAAGACCCAGAGGAAATCATCCCTCTGGAGTTCGATTTTTCCCAACTTGGTACTGGTTTTGCGTCCCCGGTTGTAACAGTTACGCATATTGGCGGTGTTGCCGATCCAGATGCTGCTGATATGGTGCTTGCTGCTCCGACAATCACCGATAATGTGGCAGTTGTTGCCATACAGTCTGGCGTGGACAATGCAGACTACCTTGTGCGTTGCACCGCAATGCAGGGCGCTATGAAGTACGTTATTAGTGGTGTACTTCCAGTTCGTGTGGCTGTCGGTCGGTACAGCCAGAGCACAATTCTTGATTGAGGTGATTTATGACCAAACTCTGGTGCGGTAGCCAAGAAAGCTATGACCTTGTTCTTGCTGCTGAAGCGAAAGCTACTGCCTTTATGGCAGGAAAAGACTCTGGCGTCACACTTGACGACCTTCTTCCGCCCATGTATTCCCGCGTGGGAGACGTTGGTGTCGTTCATATCGCTGGCCCACTTGTTAGTGGTGATGCTGGTTTTATGCGTCTATTCGGCGTTACTGGTTACGACAACGTGCGTGAGGCTGTTATTCAAGCACTTGGCGATAAGGAAGCGAAGAGTGTGATGCTGTCCATCGACTCTCCCGGTGGGGCTGTCAGCGGTGTTACAGACGCCTCCCGTTTCATAAAAGCTGCGGCTCAGATCAAGCCCATGAGTGCTTATGCCGAGACTATCGCAAGTGCAGCGTATTGGCTTGGCGCTAATGCTGGGCACATCACGGTGTCCGACGCTTCGCTTGTTGGCAGCGTTGGTGTGCTAACAGTGCATACCGAGGTGTCAAAAATGAACGAGAAAGACGGCATTACGCGAACAGTGCTGCGGGCGGGAGAATACAAGGCACTTGGTAACCCGCACGAGCCGTTGAGTGCAGAAGCCGAGGCGTCTATCAAGTCACAACTTGAGTACCTGTATGGGCTTTTTGCAGATTCGGTTGCTGAGGCGCGTGGAACTAGTCGTGCTAGTTTTGACGCTACTATGGGCCGTGGGCGTGAATTTATCGGTCAGCAAGCAGTGACAATCGGCCTTGCTGATGCTGTAGGAACCTATGAGGATGCACTTGCAATGGCGTCTGGAAAAAAGACCGCCAATCGTGGTAAAATTGCTACAAAGGCAATTGCAAGTATTGCTGAGTCTCATAACAATGCAACCATTCAAACAGAAGGACCTGATGTGAAACCAACCCTTACCCCGGAACAGATGCTGGCTATTCAAGCCGGTATCAATGAGGAGTCTTCCGCGACTTCTGGTTCCGCCGAAGGCGAGGCTAACAAAGCCGACGCAGCCGCCACTGTGGAAGCTGTTACTGCTGAGTTGGCTACCGCCAAGGCCGAACTGGATACCACGAAAGCTCAACTTGCTGATGCTACGGCAGCAGTAGAGGCTGGTAAACAGGCGGCTACCGACGCTGGCGAGCTTATTAACAGTTTCGCTGCTATCGTGTCTGCGTCTACAAAGTCGATGCTGATCGCCCTTGGCAGCAACACTGATGTGCTGGCTTCCATTGAACCGAAGGCGCTGCTTGCTAAGCACGCTGAAGTTTCGGACCTTTTCAAGACCAAGTTCAAAGCGGGTGGCGTGGCTGCGACCTCCGCTAGTGCAACGGAAGAGTCGAAGCCTGCTAAGGCTTCGATTGATCCCTTGTTCGCAGCCGCCGTCAAGTTCGCCACTACCAAGTAAGGAGTTACTCAAATGGCACGTCAACACTACATCGTTCCGCAAGGTTCCATGCCGACCGCTCTGACGGTCCGTCTGGGTGCGGGCAATACCACGGGCGACAACTTCGATGAAAAAGAAGTTGGCAAGTTCGTAAAACTTACCGCCGAGTCGCGCTATGACCTGTGCGCAGCCGGCGATGAAATCGAGGCGGTTATCACCTCGGTGGAACTTGCTACACAGGGCGGCTACTCTATTGGCGGCGTTGTTGATGAAGGCATCATGTACGTCACCGCTGACGGTCTGCAAGCCACGCCAGGCACCGGCACTATCGCCCTTGGCGACTACGTGCTGACTGGTTCTGTGACTGCTAAGGGTACTGCACTGCCGTCGTACGCTAAAGTGGTGAAAGCCACTACGCAAGCTAACGCGAAGGCTACGCCTTACGCTTGGCGTGTCGTGAGCCTTGGCACTGCTGGTACTGGTGCTGTCGGCACTACCATCGTGGTCAAGAAAGTCGCCTAACCCGCCATTCCACAAGGAGCACTAACATGGCATTCTACCAAGACAAGAGTGGCAATATTCAAAAGGTTGACGCCGCTATCACCCCGGAGCTTTACAAAGAGGCTACGGATAACAACCTGACGGTTGCCCAACTGCTGAACCGCAAATTCGCTGATGCTGATCTGTCGATTGGCACCGCTGCTGCTCAGATTTACGCTTCTGAAGGTCTGGCCCTGACCGGCAAGAATCCGTTTGGTCTGCGTAACGTGACGACTGCTGAAGTTCTGGATGGCAAGTCTGGTTTCAGCGCGTCCAACGTCAAGGACAACGGCACGCCCTTCGGCACGGCTTCCCGCACCCTGTTCCCCGCTGCTCTGGTGGACATGGTGGAAGCGGCTATCGTCAAGGACTACACCACTGATGGTCAGATGTTTGACCGCATGGTGGCTCAAGAGCTGGCTATTGCCAACGAGGCTTTTGAGCAGCCGGTGATCACGTACGGTACTCGTGGCGGCCCTGAGCAGATTGCTGCTCAGCGTGTTGCTCAGTTCTCTGAGCCGCCGACCATCATGCGGTTTGGAACCAGCGACCGTATCCGCAAGCTGCCGACCTTCGGTATCATGCTTGAGTTCTCGCAGCAGGCTCTGCGGTCGACGACTCTGGACATGGTTGCGATGATCGTTAACCGTCAGATGATGGTCGAAAAGGATGGCCGGGTTTACTCGTACATCAACGACCTGTTCAACGGCAATGGCGACCTGGTTACTGGGGCAGTGTCTGCAGTCACCACGACTTCGCTAGACAGCGCGGCTACTGGTGGTGTCGTGACGCACAAGTCGTGGGTCAAGTTCCTTGCCCGCAACCGCAAGTATCGCAAGATCACGCATGTCATCGCTGACATCGATACCTACCTGAAAGTGGAAGGTCGCACTGGTCGTCCGGGCTCGAATAACTACGACCCG